GTAAGAAGTAATCTTCTAACATATTCATCATGTTGAACTTGAGGTTGTAATCACCTGTGTTCGGGTCAATGTATGGAACTTTTTTCATTCCATCAATAATGTTCTGCATATGTTGGTCAACCTCTTGTGGTGGGATATTACCAACATCAATTTTAAAGATTCTTTTTTCAGGCGCTCTCATAATTCTATGAATCATCATTGCGTCTTCCATAAGAGTCAATTGCTTCCAAGTTTTTCTAGCACCCTCTAACAAAGAACGACCATATGGTAAGAAATTTGAGTCGGCCATCAATCTAAAATGCGCAACCTGATAAAATGGGAAATAAGTGTGTTTGTCTTTACTACCATATGTAAAATTGGTAGAAGAACTCATGCTTGCTAACTTGAACCTAACCTCATAAGGGTTATCAGGATTGAATCCTTCTTCACGCTCAAGTTCGTATGCTGAAATTGGTTGAACATTTACAATACCAACACCCTCTTCAATATCTAAATATAAAAAGTAATCACCATATTTGTTCATACCACGAACCCAAGCCCAAAGGTTAAATTCAATGTTTAAAATATCATAAAATAAGTTGTGTAAGATTTTCTTTAAGGTCTCATCCGAAGATTTAATACGAATTACATCACCCATATCATTCTTTAGAGTACACTCATCGGAGTAGATATCCAAAATAGAAGTGATGATTGAATCTTTGTCCATCGCCTCATAGTCAGTATATAGTTCTAACTTATTTGAGTGATAGTTGAATTGTTGGTTATAGGTTTCCCAATTTCTACGAGATGTATGTAAACGACCAAATCTATCGTAATACGATGTTCCACGGATGTTACCTTGGGATTGAAGTCGTTGCGAATCTACAGTCTGTAAACGATTCTTACCAACTCTTCTTACGATGACTTGGGTAGCGAATAGTTTTTGTAGTTTTCCAAATAATGAATTATCTGCCATAATGTTTTTCTTAACTAAAAGAGTATACTTTTACAAGCTATAAATATACAAAAAATAAACCACACTACCAAATTAAAGTATCCAAGTCATATCAATATCGTTTCCACGACCATCTTTAATAACCCAAGGGTTGTGTTGACCCATTCTTGCATTGTAAACCCCACCATTTGTTTTTGAAATGTGACTTAATGCTGTACGGCTTAAATCTATACCCTGTTGTCTTAATTTTAATGCGGTGTCTCTTACCCAAAGTCCTGTGGAGAACGACATAACCAAGTCATCATTATACCCTTGTTGAGCTTCTGCTCTACTACCATTCCAAATGAATACGAATAGTTCATCAATAAGACGCTTTGAGTGAATGATTGGTGTCTTTTCTCTCATGTAGGTATCAAGTTTAGAAATCACCAAAGGTCGTGTTCGTGAGGACATTGTAAAGCCCGGAACCATATCTTCTTTTTTCTTTAAATCCCAACCCCTACGAAGATGAATATCTTCATCAATATAACCTAAATCACGATACGAGTAATATAAATTTGTATAGTTTCTATCAATAACTTCTTGGATTACAGCCCAACCAATGTTTGCATTTTCAACCACCAACATTGCATTATTCCACTCTGCAGCAACGGATGTAAGGAATGCTCCATATTGTTTGGTTTCAATCTTGCCTTTGTATTCCGCAACTTGTTCTACAGTTTCAACATCAATAACGTGAAACGCTGAATAGTCAGTTGAGTCACCTCTAGCGACATCGGCAACCACCACATAGTCACGAGAATAATTTGGATATTCCCATAACCAATAGTTTCCATCAAATCCTCGTTTTTCAATTGGGTCTTTAATGTAAGTTTCAGTATACCAAGTTAGGATTGTTGAGTCAACTACCGTGTAACCTGAACTGATAAAGTCACAATCACATTCTTGTGCTGCACCTTTTTCACCAAGTAATTTTGTTTGACTATCCCTCCACTTTTGGTCTCGTTCAGGATGAACTGTCCAGTGAAGTTTAATTGGATTCCAACTATCACCAGCCTCACCTTTTAACCAAATTTTGTGAAACCAATTACCCACACCATTTGGAGTTGATAACACAATGGCCTTACCACCAGTAGAAAGGGTTGATTGAGAAGAAGTCCAAATATCTTCAATATTGGAAATAAACGCAGCCTCATCCATAATCAACATTGAAAGAGCTTCGGAACGACCTGCGTCACCTGCTGCTGATGTTGCTTTGATTTGAGAACCATTTCTTAATCGTAAAGAAAGTTTATTATCCTCTTCGGTTTGACCTCTTAACCAACTTGGTAAATTTTCGTGCATAAACCTTACTTTAGTCACAAGGTTTTTTGCTACTTCTTGTTTGGTTGCAATTACCAATATGTTTTTGTCTTCGTGGAACAACATCATCCACAAAGAATATCCTGCCGATAGAGTAGAAATACCTAACTGGCGAGATTTAAGGATTACATTAAATCGGTGGTCATCAAATTCCCTCATCAAATCTTCTTGGAAATCATAAAGATTGAAAAGAATTTTACCTCGGTGGGGGTGTTGGATATAGCAATATTTCTTAAAGAAATACACTGGGTCTTTAGCACATTTAATATACTCTTCCCTAATAAGTTCCTTTAAACTTTTTGCCATATATTTTTATTTATAGAGCAAGCAATAATGTAACTGTAGCCGCTCCGCCAGCAAATCCAATTAAAAGACCTTGCCACATTTTAGAAGATTTTTCTCTTTTTAAAACTTTAATTTGGTCTTCTTTTAGAGAAATTACTTTGTTTTTTTCTACAATAACCAAATCTTTTGAAGTGATAATTTTATTTAAGTTTTCAACTTCAACTTTATATAAATCAATAGACTTTGAGTATAAAACAACTTTTCCTTGTGTTAGTCGTAATTCTTCAACACACAAGTCACGCTCTGCTTTTACTTTTAATGCTTTTTCAAGAGTGGCTCTTGGAACTGCAATTAAGTTAGGTTCAGTTGAAAGCGTCTGTGAAAGCGTCGGCAATGTCGTTATCAGACATAGCGTCAAGCTTAGCAACATCTTTTTCATATTGTTTCCTTAACTTATTAATTTGAGTATCTTTTTTATCAATCTGAACATCAATTCTCTTTAATTCTTTTTCAATATCTTTATTGATTTTTAAAAGAGAGTCCGATTGACTTTCCAACTTTTCAATCTGCGTGTTGTATTCTTGTTCACGCTCTCTCAACATTCTTTCGTAATCTTTTTTGTAACGATTGCCAGCAAAAAAGAATTGATATGCTAGTAATGCTAATAAAGCAAGAATTACAATTTGTTGAGTATTGAATCGTTTCATTTATTTTTTAGCAGCAGCTTTAGGAGCAGCTTTTTTCTTTGGGTAGTATCTTTTCTTTTTAGGAGCAGCTTTTTCTACCACATTAGCCACATCAGAAGCTTCTTTTATTACTTTTTTAACAGCAACTTTTGCTTCTGCAACAGCAACCTTTACTTCGGCTACTTCTTTTTTAATTTCAACAGCAGTTTTTTTGATTTTTTCATCAATTGTTGTTTTACCAAGCAACCAATTCCAAGCTTTCTTTAATGTTTCCATAGTTTTTTCCAAATTTTAATTAAACTAATAATAAGTATGTAATTCAATGTTAATAATTACCACTTACGACAAGACCAATAACGAGCTTTCCATCTTGGTCCTGGAGTATCACAATTGTGTCTAGCTCTAAATGATTTTCTTGCTTCAGGATTGTCTTTACGAATTCGCATCGTTCCACCTTTAGCATCACCACCTTGTCCAAAGTTTACCTTAACAACATTACCTTTGTCATTTTTAACATACACTTTGAACTTCTTAACATCACCTTGCATAATCTTACCAAGTTTTACTTTTCTACCTTGATATTCTGCCTCGTTGATGTCACTTTTGTATTCAGCCATAAACTGAACAAACTCTTTTAGGTCTTGATAGTTTTCTACATCATACTCATCAAGTATTTCTTCCTCTTCTTCTTTTAAAAAAGGTTTTGCTGCAAGATTAGAATATACCTTACCCAATTCAGGAGTAAATCCATATTTTTCTTCCATGAAAGTTTTTACATTATGATATTCTTCTTTGATAATTTTCTTCAAAGAATCTTTGGTCAATTTTGATTCAGCAAGAGTTTCTTCTTTTTCTTCTTCTTCAAGTTTGTGAACCGGATATTTCTTTCCGTTGAATTCAAATTCAGTTAAACCTTCTTTTCTTGCGTTAAACAAAGCGCCTGTAAATGCATTACCTTCGTTTACATTATCTTGAGCCAATAACTTAATTTTATCAACCACGGTTTTAACTTTTTTACCATTCGCCAACTTTAAGGTTACACTTCTACCAAATCTATCAACAACAGTAGCAGCACTATTCGCTGATGGGAAGAATACAATATCACCAATTTCAACCGATGATTCATTTACAATGGATTCGGTTGTGCTTCTATTATCATAAACACCCTTTAACCATTTGATAGTATCTTTATCTTTTGGAAAATCTTTGTATTCTTTATAAAATTCTTTGACAAAATCTTTAAAGTCGTTTGCTTCTTGAGCGATAATATCAATATTACTCATTGATGATTCGTTTACTGATTTACCTTTTTTGAATTTTTTAATAAATGCTTGACGTAGTTTAGGAACGGAACCAACAGTACCTCTTTCTCCACTTATATAATGTTTAACATTATACCCATCAATATTATTTCTATTAGCCTTCACATAATCTGATAGTTTTTCACCATCCAATCCGTTATCATCAATAAAATTTTGAGTAGCATCTTGACCTGATTGTAGGATTCCGTGAATGTAAGCTGCATCCCTTGAAACACCCTCATTTACTGATAGTGTTAATTCATTTGGTGCGTGTTTCATTACTTCACCATTTGCTAATTCTATGTTGTAGTATTTTTCATCATCAGCACCATCTTCTTTATCTAATGACTTAACAACACCAACACCACCATGAGACATTTTTACTTTGTCACCAACTTGAAAATGTGATTCGTTTACAACGGATTCTTCAATACCTTTTTTAGAGCGAAGTTTGTATTTTTTGTAGAGGTGGTCCATTGACTTAATGTTTTGCTTTAACTGCCACTCATGTTCGCTATTTACTATCTTTAAACGAGCCATCAATTCTACATCACTATCAGATGCAACTTCAGCAAATTTAGGACCAATTACGAATGCTTGTTTTTTTCTATAAACATCAACATCAATACTTGCTTCATTTACTGATTCAATGATAGTATTCGCATGCGGCCCTTCTCCATTTAAACCTATGTTAGCACCATATTCGTTATTCCACAATTTTCTGAATCTCTCCTCTAACTTTTTAACACCCATTTGACTTGGTCGTTTTACCAATTCAGTTACAACAGCTAATAATTCTTTTAAACCCTTTTTAAATACATCAATTCTTTGTTGATTGGATAAATCACCAAGACGTTGTAAATCTCTTTTTAAAATATATGCCGGTTGTGGATTTGGCTTGTAGTTGTGTGCAAGTGTGGCTTTAATTGCGTTAATTAAAACCGGCCCCATTGTATCAACTACTTCTTTAGCATCTTTTTTTTCATCCATAACCATTTTGACAATACCAACGCTATTGTTATAGATAGCTTCTACATATCGTACACCAGCACCATCTTTTGATTTTCTACCTTCGTTTACTGATTCTTTTTTTGATAAAAGATTTTTTGCAAGAAGAGAAAGAAACTTAATATCTACCGCTGCAATTTGTTGTAGTTCTTGTTTTGATAATTTATTTAACATATCAACCAACCTCTTATATGCGGGCTCTGATGGATTAATTCTATCAATATCTTTAAATGCATATTGTAAAATACCAAGATGTGTTTTATCAAATTTTTCGTTCATTTTTTCTTCTGGGCTTTTACCAAATGTTTTGTGGACTAATTTGTCAAGTTGTGTATGAAATTCAGTTTCTTGAGCATCAGTAGCTTCACTTGCACATTTTTTCCAACTACCACCAGCATCGCCATATTGTTTTGAAGCCCAACCATTAGCATATGCGGATGGATATACATCAAACTTTTTCTTCGCCTGTGATTTGTAATAAGACCACTTTGATGGGTCAGTCGGGCAGTTTTTTTCTTCTAGCCGTTCAACTGCTTCACCTAAACGAATGTAATACTCTTTATTTTTCATATAATACCTCACAAAATAAATAGGTATGGTTAATCGTTTCCGTTTTCCAACTTGGCGATAAACTCCGTTTTAAACTTTTCAAATTCAGCATCAATTTTAGCTTCAAGTTCTTCAGGTGATATTCCACCTTCCCACTCTTCAACACGACCATCTTCAAGGATGTATTGAGCTTTCAATCCCGTCTTTAAGATTTCTTTTTCTATTTCGGCTTGTTTTAACCAAGCTTTAGCATTTTCTAAAATCTTACTTCTTTCGTATTCTTTAAACTTACCTTCAATCTTTAATTGATGTTCCATATCAATTACACAATCCAAACACATTCCGTGATACACCATCATCTTTTTATCAGCTTGAGATGGATTAGCGCAAGTGCAAACTTCTTTACGACAATTTGAAAATTGTGAAACTTCTTTACGGACCTCTGAAAGTTTACCAAGTTTAACCTTGTATCCTTTTTTTTGTTCCCATTGATTACCAAACTCATCGGTCCATTGTTCTCCAACTTCTCTTCTTACATAATCTTTGGTTTCAAATCCAATTGTAGTTTTTGTTTGAGTTCTATGTGTTCCGGCAATCATTTCTTTGATTGCCTTTATGTTTTGTAATTTTTTAGTCATAACTTTATTTTAATTTATCAATCTCCGTAGAACAATCCTAAAATTTGATTCAGAGGTGCAAATGTGCCTGTAAGTTTATAAGTATTACCTTTATACACAAATACAATACCCTCATTGGGAACAATTTTGTCTTTACCACCAATAGCAGCAAGTCGTTCTAATTCTAATTTTAGTTTTGCAATTTTCTTTGGGTCGCCCGCCTTTTGAACATCCTTGACTGTTTGGTCAAGTCGGTCTTTCATACTTCTAACAGCCGTATCCGGATTTGCAGTTAGAACTGAACTCATAAATGAAAGAACCTCAGCACCCACTCCCAAGAAAATATCCTCAAATGGTCTAATATTGTCTTTTTGAATTTTAGCGTGGTCGTTCTTGTCTATACCTTGAGCCCAAGACAATACCTTTGGGTCTTCTATACTTTTACCATCTAAACGAAATCCTTTATCATAAAACGCCCATCGTTTTACAAGACCCATTTTAGTTTTATTATCAAGTGTTGATGGTGATTTTGTATCTACAAAGTTTTCCCACCACTTTTGGTGATATTCTGCAACACCATCAGTATCTTTCAAGTTAAATTCTTTTTGAAGTTTACTCAACTGACCATCAAACTTTGATTTTAAAGAAGTAAGTTTTTGTGACTTTGGTAATTGAGTCACCGGCGGTCCTTGAATAGTATATTGTGATTGAATAGTTTGATTGATTTGTTTAATCATTCCAGCAAGAATTTTTGCATCACTTTGGTCAGCGCCAATGGCTATACCAGCTTCATTGTATTCAGTTGTATTGTGGAATATCAATAGGGCCTGACCATAGGGAATTACATTTACCGATGTTGGCCAGATTACTTCAAGGTTCATAAACTTTGCACCTTGTTTAAAGATTTTGTCTCTCTGTGCTTTTGATAAACCTTTGATTGCTGATGTAAGGTCTTTCATTGCAAAGTTGTATGCGTCAGTTAATCCACCTCTACCACCAAACTTGGAAGCGACTCCACTAATGTCTAATGCTTTTTCACCACGATTAGCAAGATGTCCTTTATTTCGTGCTGCAATCAAACCCATATCATCTCTCCAAGAAATCGCAAGGGCTTGACCATCAGTTTTTTCTCTTGCAAGTTCTAATTCACCTGTTAGGGCTCCGTTGATAATTTGTTTTAAATCACCAAAAGTTAAATTCATTTCAGTATCAAATGGGTGAGCC